TGAAAATGGTAATGGTTTAATTAAAGTAACAAATACAACTCAATACTCATCATCAATATCAGCAAGTGGCGTTCAATTAGATATTATCACATCATCATTTAAGCATGTGGCTGATATTATTGAAAATGGTGTTGCATTTGTACCTGATTCATTGGCAAGAAACTATGATTATGGATTTGAATTATCTACACCAACTTTATTACACATAAGTTCTAAAGAGCAAACAATTGGTACGGGTTCATATAACTTATCAACTCAAATTACAAACGTAAGTTCTTCTTATGGTACTGTTGTAAACGTTGTTAAAAACGGATTGAGTGTATTACCTACATTAGTAACAAATACATCATCATCGTTAAAAGTAACAAACGCAAATCCTGTAAGACAAGCAACATCAGCATCATCTTTTGATACTAATAAGATTGCAAGTGGATTTGATTTGATATTAAGTGTAATTGAAAATGGAACATCGGTTCTACCAACAATTATATCAAATACATCAGCAAGTATTAAGGTAACTAACACACCACAATTAATAAGTGGAAGTGCGGCAGGAAGATTGCAGGGTAAATTAATATCATCATCTTTATCTTTGGTAATTGATGTGTTATTAAATAATGGTACAAGCTCAATTACATATAGACCATCCGCATATCCAATAGCAAATACAAATGCAAAAATAAATTCAGCATATAATCTATTAGTAAGTAACTCTAAATTTATAGTTGATGAAACTATTGCTTATATGAGTTCATCTTGGAGTGGATTTGCATATACACAAAGTAAATGTGAAAGAGATTTGACAGGAATCCTTAGTGGTTCTGCATTTGACCTTTTATATGGTGGTAATTCAGCATCTTTGTTTAATGGTAAGTTCTATTTTGATTTCCCATCTCAAGCAACTGGTTCACAATTAGACCAAACTATAACTGCATTAAAGTACGCAAGTGGATTAGCAGAAAAGGTTGTATTGAATACTGTATTTACACATATATCAGCATCACAATTGGTATCATCATCGGCATCTTACAATTCATTGAGAGAAAACAAAGGATTTATACAAAGTGAATCAATTGCATATCTATCAGCAAGTTGGGCTAAGCATGATTATAATGAAACTACTTGTAAGAGAGATATTGGATACATTATAGATGCAGTAGCAACTGATTTGTTGTATGGTGGTAACGAAAGAAGTGTGATAGCAGGAAGATATTATTATGATTATCCATCTCAAGCTACAAACGCACAATTAGAACCAACATTGACTGGTGTAAGATATGCAAAAGGAACGGCTATGAACGTAGTTGTTAATAAGCAGATATTTACAGCATCTTTGGAAGTTCAATACGCATACGATTTAATAAAAGCTAACAAACTATTCATACAAAGTGAAAGTGTTGCATATGTAAACGTTAAATACCCTAACTTAGATTATAGTGAAAGTAAATGTTATAGAGATTTAGGATATATCATTGATGGTGTAGCAACTGATTTACTTTATGGTGGAAATGAGAGAAGTAGAGATAATGCAGATTACTATTATCAGTTCCCATCTCAAGCAAATGGGTTTGGTTCGCAAGTAATTCAAACAACGGATGCAATTAAGTACGCAGCTAGAATAACAACGGCATCTATTAGTAGTACATTAATAGCAGCACCTTCTATCGTACTTAATACTTTAGAAAACATTAAAGTAACTAACGCTACACAACTTGTAACATCATCATTGTTTGGAACTGTGGCTGAAGCTAACGCAATATCGGCATCAATTTCTATTGTAGCAAATATAGTAAGAAATGGTACGGGTTCATTACCAACTTTAATTCCATATACAACTCAATCGGTTGATACTAATGTAATATACTCATATAATTTATTAAAAGCAAATATTGGATTTATTGTATCGGAATCAATAGCATATTTAAGTTCATCTTGGTCAACAGCATCTTATAATGAAGAAAGTTGTTCTCGTGACTTACGATTTATATTGAGTGGTTCGGCTGAGGATTTATTGTACAACGCAAATTCGGCATCTATATTTAATGGTGTATTCTATTATCAGTTCCCATCAGCAGCAACAAGTTCACAATTGAATCAAACTCTTGATGGAATAAACTACGCAAGTAGATTAGCACAAAATATAGTACAAAACGTAACTTATGTAACTGCATCAGCAATCGTATCAGCATCATACGCATTGATTAGAAAAAATAGAGAGTTTATACAAAATGAAACTATTGCGTATCTATCTTCTTCTTGGAGTACAGCATCTTATGATGAAGTAACTTGTAAAAGAGATGTTGGTCATATTATAGATGCGGTTTCTACGGATTTACTTTATGGTGGAAACGAAAGAAGTACAAACGCTGGGGTGTTCTATTACTTATATCCATCACAAGCGCAAGGTTCACAATTACAACCAACATTAGCAGGTGTTAATTACGCAGGACAACTTTCTAAGAATGTTGCGGCATCATTAACATTTGTGACAGCATCTCAAATAGTATCAGCATCGGTTAATTTGTTAAGAAAGAATAGAGAGTTTATACAAAATGAAACCCTAGCTTACTTAACTGCTAGCTGGAGTACATTTGAGTATGATAAAGATAAGTGTAAGAGAGATGTTGGCTATATATTAGATGGTGTAACAACTGATTTATTATATGGTGGAAATGAAAGAGGTGTATTCAGCGGAGAGTTCTATTACAAATATCCATCTAAGGCAATTATTGAAGGAGATGGTGATGGTGTAGGACAATTAGGGCAAACAATTGATGGTATAAACTACGCAAGTAGAATAGCACAAAAGATTGTAAAAAATACATTGTTTGTAACAGCATCAGTAGAGGCATCCGCATCGTTTGATTTATTAAGAAAGAATAAATCATTTGTGGCAGCTGAAACTATCGCTTATGTATCTTCATCTTGGAGTAGTGTATATTATAACGAAGCAACTTGTAAAAGAGATGTAGGATATCTAATAGATGCAGCAGCAACGGATGTATTGTATGGTGGACAAGAAAGAACTGTGATAGCAGGGCAGTATTATTACTTATATCCTTCTAACGCAATTAATTCAGGCGTACCATCAACTCTAAATCAATTAGACCCAACTCTTACTGGTATCAGATATGCTGGAAAGGTATCCAAAAAGATAATAACCAATCCAACTTATTTAGTACCATCTGCATCATTATTACTAACAGCAAAATTGTTGACAGATAATAAACAATTGATACAAAAAGAAACTATAACATTCTTAAGTTCCTCTTGGAGTAATTTAAAATATAATGAAGTAAGTTGTTCTAGAGATTTAGGATTTATTATAGATGCAATCAGAACGGATTTAGTTTATGGTGGTAATGAGAGAAGTATTGAAGCAGGTTCATACTACTACAAATTCCCATCAGTAGCAATTGTGGAAAGTTACGCTGATAATACTGGACAGAAAAAACAAACGGTAGATGGTATTAACTTCGCAAGAGGAATTTCTGAAAAGGTAGTAGCAAATACTTTATTAACTTATTTAGCACCGGCAACTAAAAGAAGACAAGCAGCTGAAAGGTTAAAATCTGGTAAGGATGAATTGAAACAAAGAGCAATTGGATATACAAATGGAGCATTTCCATATTTAGTATATAATGAGGCAAGTTGTTCACGTGATACTGGATTTATTGTAGATGCGTGTGTAACTGATTTATTATATGGTGGAAATGAGAGAGGAATTGCAGCAGCATCTTCTTACTACGATGGCCAGTACGGAAGTGCAATAGCTGTGACTAGAGACCAATTATTAGAAACATTGGAAACAAATCGTTATCTAAGAACTAGAGCAGAGTTTATAGCAGCTGGTGCACCATTGGAATCATTTGGTTCTTTGATTGTGGCAACTGGTATTGACTACTCTTATAATGGTAGTGGTGTAACATTTAAAGCACTTCCTCCAAATCAGGGTGGTAGTGGTGTTGCAAATCCATTATTTGAAATTACGGAATTGGGTGGTGGTAGAATCTTCTTCACATCCGGTAACGAAACTGGTGACTTTAGAATTGGTACTGGATTGAGTATTAATCAGGCAACTGGTACTTTGGTGGGTAGAACATTTAGTAAATCTCTATTCTCATTAGTAACTCCGTTCTCATTGGCACTACAAATATAAAAAAGAAAATAAAAAAATAAAAAAATGGCAGAAGTTTTTGTACCCTTAAATCGGTTTCAGTCAGTAGTAACAGGCCTGACTGGAGAACCTGATGAAATATATGCAACTCCGGCGGGTGTATCATCTATTGTGTTATCATGTCAAATTACAAACAATAGTTTGATAACACAACCTGTAACTATATTTGTAATATCAAATAAAGAAATACCCTTACCTGAATTTGGTAATGTATATAGTGGAAGTTCCTTTATAAGTTCTTCCGTATCTTTATTAGATTTTAGTGGTAGTTTTGCTAGTGCATCTTTATTACTTAATTCAAATAGACAATTTTTAAGAAAAGAAATAGCGGCATATACTGATAATCAAAATAGTTTATCGGAAACTCCATTTACTTTTATATCATCCTATTTTGAGCAAAATACTTTAGATGATGTGGATGCAATAAAGTATGATATAGTTAATAATACAACTATTAGAACAAATAAAGCAGCTAAAGCATATTTTGATAAAAATGGTGTATCTTTAATTGATTCAACTGAATATTCGGCATCTTTGTTCGCTTTAGATTATTTAAAAGTATTATCAAATCAAATTATAAAAAATGAATCAACAACAGGTTCGTTGGATTCACCATTATTATTTCAAAGTGGCGTTACACAATCTGTATTAAGTGGATTTACAAATGGCACAACTGCTGGTATATCAGCATCTATATATGTAGTAAATTCTTTAGTAGATGTTATAAAAGCTACAATTGAATCTCCTGTACTTGTTGAACAAGAAGCTGTGAGATTGGTTACTAACGTATCAATTCCGCCAGCAGATTCTTTATCTCCTGTTGTTTCTGGTAAATTAGTATTAGAAGAAACTTATGGATTTATTGTTTCTGGTTCACCTGAATTAACTGTGGTTCTTTCCTTGTTAGAAAGTGCAAATGAATAACAATAATATCATTGATTGATATTTATAAGGGATTCTCTATATTTATAACAAAGCTGGAAAGTAACGCATGGCAATTAGTAATCTATTAACAGGAAGGGTAAGGGTTGTAAGCCCAAAAAATGTAACATCTGACAGATATCAGTTTTTGGATTTGTCACAGGCCGAACCAAATTTTGGAGTCCCATCGTTCAGCGCATCTCTTTATGATAATCCAGCGATATTAGTTTCAGATTCCGATGGAAATAGAGGATTTGTTCAATTACCATCATCCACAAAATTAGTAACTGGTTCAATAACGGCATCTGTAACTCCTGAATATGGATTTCAGGTAGTTTCTGTAGATAGTGGTTCTCAATTTACTGGTAGTGTATTTGTAAGTGGTAGTGTAACGGCCAATTATTTTATTGGAGATGGTTCACAACTTACAAATGTTGCATCGACTGTAGCACCTAGAATTGCTAGTGGTAGTGCAACCGCATCTATTTCTCCTGATTTGGGATTGCAAATAAATGTTGATACTACAATATTAGGAAATCTTTATGTATCCCAATCAATAATTGCAGACCAACTTATTGTTAATTTAATCTCATCGTCTGTAATTTTTTCGTCTGGGTCTAATATATTTGGAAACACCAATACTAATATCCAACAATTTACTGGTTCTGTTCAAATACAAACGGAATTAATAGCGGGATATGTAACAGCATCATCTTTTAGTGGTTCATTTACTGGAGATGGTAGTAATTTATTTAATGTACCTGCCGCAACTTCTCCTAGAATTGTTTCTGGTTCTGCAACAGCATCCATATCTCCGAATGAGGGATTATTAGTTAATACTGGAGTAACTATTGCGGATTATTTAATAGTTACTGGTTCGGCAACATTTTATTCAGCTGTATCCGCTTCAGTATTTAGTGGTAGTGGTGAATCATTGTTTAATTTACCTGACTCAAAAAGAATAGCAAGTGGTAGTGTAACCGCATCTGTAAGTCCTGATTCTGGATTTATTGTTGAATCATTAATTAAAGGTTCTCAATTTACTGGTAGTATAAATGTTAGTGGTAGTGTATTAGTACAAAGTGGTTCATATCTTGTTGGAGATGGTAGATATTTAAGCAATATTTCTTTTGCAAATTTATCAATAGATTCAACAAGAATATTTAGTGGAAGTGCAACAGCATCTATTTCACCATCAGAAGGATTTAAAGTAAATGTTAATTCAAGTATTAGTGGTAGTTTAAATGTATCTCAATCAATTATAGCATCACAATTTAGTGGCTCATTCTCTGGTTCTTTTCAAGGGGATGGTAGTAGATTAATAAATTTACCAATAGCTACTAAAATAGCAAGTGGTAGTGTAACTGCATCGGTTGACCCAAATAATGGATTTGTAGTAACATCGGTAGCAAATGGTTCTACTTTTAGTGGTAGTGTATTTTTAAGTAGCGGCTCTTATTTCTCTGGTAGTGGTAAATATATATTTGATATACCATTTGCAAATTTAACAGGAGATACAATTAGAATATCAAATGGTAATGTAACTGCATCAGTAAGTCCTGATTATGGATTTAAAGTAGAATCATTAGTAAGTGGTTCTCAATTTACTGGAAGTATAAGTGTAAGTGGAAGTATAAGTGTAAGTGGTAGTGTGACAGCATCATTTTTTGTTGGAGATGGTAGTAAATTATTTAACATACCAGCTTTAACCGCTGTATTAATAGCAAGTGGTAGTGTAACTGCTTCGGTAGCACCTGATAAAGGATTTATTGTAACATCTACGGCAAGTGGTTCTAAATTTACTGGTTCAATAAATGTAAGTGGTAGTGTAACTGCATTTAATTTTTATGGTTCTGCATCTCAAGCTGAAAATGCAAATTTATTTGATGGTAGAGAATCATCAACATTTGCAACAACTGGTTCAAACTTATTTACTGGTTCTCAATTTATTACTGGTAGCTTAACTGCTAATTTCTTTATTGGGGATGGTTCTGGATTAACTGGAGTAAGAGCTGATGTTACACCTCGTATAGCAAGTGGTAGTGTAACGGCATCTATATCTCCTGATACTGGATTATTAGTAAACACAACTGTATCAGCATCTTCATTTAGTGGTAGTGGTGATGGATTATTTAATATTCCATTATCTGCATTTAGTAGTGAAGTATCTAGAATAGCAACTGGTAGTATAACAGCATCTGTTAATCCTGATTATGGATTTAGAGTAGAATCTATTAGTAGTGGTTCTCAGTTTACGGGTTCATTATTTGTAAGTGGTAATATCCAAGTATCTTCTGGTTCATTTTTTAGTGGTAGTGGTGAGGGATTATTTAATATACCATTTGCATCTATATCTGGAGAAATATCAAAAATTTCAAGCGGTTCTGCAACGGCATCAATTTCTCCTGATAAAGGATTTGAAATAAATGTAAATACAAGAATAACTGGCTCTCTATTAGTAGTTAGTTCTAGTAATTTTTTATCATCAGTATCTGCATCTATATTTAGTGGTAGTGGTGAATCTTTATTTAATATTCCATTAGCAGCATTAGCAACGGAAGCTCTAAGAATAGCAAATGGTGATGTAACCGCATCTGTTTCTAATGATGGATTTGTAGTAAAAACTCCATTCTCTGGTTCTCAAATTGGTTCTAGATTTACTGGTAGTTTATCAATTAGTGGTAGTGTATTTTTAAGTAGTGGTTCTTTTTATTCTGGATCTGGAGAAGGGTTATTTAATATTCCGTTTTCAGCATTATCTACTGAAGTGTTTAGAATTGCAAGTGGTAGTGTAACTGCATCAGCAAGTCCTAATTTTGGATTTGTCGTAACATCTGCTGCAAGTGGTTCTCAGTTTAGTGGTAGTGTTAGTATTAGTGGTTCATTAAGTGCATATGGAAATGGATTTATTAGTGGTACATTACTTGTAACATCTGCCTCTAATTTCTTTGATAGTACTTTAATTATAACTCGCCAATATTCTCAATTTAGTGGTAGTGTATATGGTTCAATATTTAGTGGTTCTAATTTCTTTGGACAATCATTTAGTGGTTCGCATATTGGAGATGGTTCTCAATTAACTAATGTAAATGCATTATCGGCATATGTATTACAATCTGGCTCATTCACAGCATCATTTATACCAAATATCGGATTAAAAGTTAATACAAATTTATTTGTTGAAAATGGTAGTGTAACCGCAAGTAATTTAAATTTAGTAAATAGTGCATATGTAGGAAATAATCTTTATGTAGAAAATAATATATACGCTAAACAAATATCTGTTCAATTTATATCATCATCGATAATTTATTCAACCGGTTCAAATATATTTGGAAACACCAATACCAATATCCAACAATTTACTGGTTCTGTTAAAATACAAACGGAATTAATAGCAGGATTTGTAACAGCATCATCATATACTGGTTCATTTAGTGGGGCATTTAAAGGTGATGGTAGTGGATTAATAAATATCCCAGCAACAATACCAACATTAATAGCAACAGGCAGTGTATCTGCATCTGTATCATTACAAAATGGATTTGTAGTAAGAGCTTCTGAAAGTGGTTCTTTGTTTTATGGTAATGTTATTATTACTGGTTCTAAAACTGAATTAACTTCAAGTTTATTTGTAGAAGGACCTGCATTATTTAAAAGTGGTATATCGGCATCTGTATTTAGTGGTAGTGGTGCGGGATTAACAAATTTACCAGAAACTACTAGATTGGGTAGTGGTAATGTAACAGCTTCAGTAAATTCTAATTTTGGATTTATTGTAATATCAACCGATAGTGGGTCTGTATTTACTGGTTCTATTTTAATAACCGGTAGTGTAACAATACCATCTGGGTCTGGATATTTTAGTGGTAGTGGTGAAGGATTGAGTAATATTCCATTCTCTGCTTTATCTGGGGATGCATTAAGATTAGCAAGTGGAAGTGTAACAGCTTCTATTTCTCCAAATAAAGGATTCGAAGTAAATACTTTTACAAAAATATCTGGAAGTTTAGTTGTATCATCATCGGGACATGTAGTAGATGTATCTGATATTAATAAAGTATTTGCTGTAACTAATAACTCTTCTATGGAGTATTATTTTACCGGTGCAGTTAGTGGTTCAAATCCTACAATAACTTTAGTAAAAGGAGTAACTTATACATTTAACGTAAACGCAAGTGGCCACCCATTTTACATAAAAGCTGCACCTGTAACTGGAACAGGTAGTACATATAATACGGGTGTATCTGGAAATGGAACACAGGTAGGAACAATAACATTTACTGTACCAAATACCGCACCAGCAACTTTATATTATATTTGCCAATACCATTCAATGATGGTAGGTACAATTAATATTGTTGATGAATTGGTAATACCAGCTACTATTGAATTAATTGGAGATGTGAATGTTACTGGAAGTGTAAGTATAACATTTGGTTCAACATTTAGTGGTAGTGGGGCAAACTTATTTGATATTCCATTCTCTGCATTTAGTGGAGATGCAATTCGTATAGCAAGTGGTTCTGCAACGGCATCAATATCTCCGATTAATGGATTTTTGGTAAATACTAAAGCACAATTTGAAGGTAATGTGTCGGCATCAATGTTTACTGGTAGTGGTGCTGGATTATTTGATATTCCGTTCTCATCATTTACCGGAGATGCATCTAGAATTTCTAGTGCTAGTGTAACGGCATCTGTTTCACCTACATTTGGATTTAAAGTGGAATCATTGAAAAGTGGTTCGCAATTTACTGGTAGTATAAATGTAAGTGGAAGTATTTCAATATCATCTGGGTCTTTTTATTCTGGTAGTGGTAGATTTTTATTTGATATTCCAGAATCTGCATTATCATTTTCTCCAAATAAAATAATAAGTGGTTCAGTAACAGCTTCTGTAAGTCCGGATTATGGATTTAGAATAGAATCAGTAGATTATGGTTCTGAATTTACTGGAAGTATTAGAGTATCTGGCTCTGTGAATATAGATAATTCATTGACTGTAACTAATTCGGTTATAGCAAACGAATTTAGTGGTTCATTTAGTGGTAGTGGTGCAAATTTATTTGATATTCCATTATCTGCGCTAGTACAAAATGTTTACCAAATAGCAACAGGTTCAGTAACCGCATCAGTAGACCCTAATATTGGATTTATTGTAAATTCAAACGCAACAATTACAGGTAGTTTAATTGTATCATCATCAACCACATTACAACAAGGTTTAAATGTATTGGGTAATGTAAATGTTGATACTCTTAATAGTGGTAGCTACGGAACTATTAATTTAAGTGGCTCTACAAATATAACTGGAGCATTGGATATTATAGGAGATGCTCATTTACATAATGATTTATATGTTGATGGTAAAATTATAGCAAACCAAATAGTTACTAATTTAATTTCATCCTCAATAATTTATTCGTCTGGTTCTAATATATTTGGAAATGATGTAACAAACTTCCAACAATTCACTGGTTCACTATATGTAAGTGGTGGAGTTGGTGGCGGGGTATTTTTAAATACTGGTTCAACATTTAGTGGTAGTGGTAGGGGGTTATTTGATATTCCTTTATCGGCATTAGCAGAAAATGTTTATCAGATGGCATCTGGTAGTGTAACTGCATCTGTATCTCCTAATAACGGATTTAAAGTTTATTCATTGGATGCTGGTTCTCAATTTACCGGTTCAGTTTATGTAACAGGTAGTGTATCGGCATCATTCTTTGTAGGAGATGGTTCACAATTAACAAATGTTCTTGCAATAGTAGCTCCATTTATTGGTAGTGGTTCTGCAACTGGTTCGGTAACAAGCGGGGACCAATTTATAGTAACAACAGCAAAAACTGGTTCTCAACTTGGTTCTATATTTACTGGTTCAATAGAAGTTAGTGGAAGCATTAGAGCAACTGATTATCTTATTGGGGATGGTACATATATTACAAATGTATTTGCACAATCATCTCCAAAAATTGAAAGTGGTAGTGTAACGGCTTCAGTAAGTCCTAATTTTGGATTTAGAGTACAAACTCCATTTACACAATCTCAAATAGGTTCTCAATTTACTGGTTCAATTGAAGTTAGTGGAAGTATTAGAGCAACTCAATATTTATTTGGTGATGGTACGTTTATTACTAACGTACAAGCATCAGCAGCCCCTTTAATAGCAAGTGGTTCAGCAACAGCATCGGTATCAAGTGGTAATACATTTGTAGTAACAACTGGAGCAACTGGTTCAGCTATTGGTTCTAGATTTACCGGTTCTATTGATGTAAGTGGTAGTGTTAAGGCATTTACGTTTATAGGAGATGGTTCTCAATTAACCAATGTACAAGCATCATCTGCGCCATTTATCGCTAGTGGTTCGGCAACAGCATCTGTACAAAGTGGTGATACATTTATAGTTATAACTGGTGCAACGTCTGGTTCGGCAGTAGGTTCTCAATTTACTGGTTCGGTGGCAATTAGTGGTTCACTAAGCGCATCCTTATTTGTAGGAGATGGTGGTGGATTATTTAACATTCCAGCCGCAGCATTGCAAGATCTTGAATTAAATAAAATTATTTCTGGTTCGGCTATAGCAATAATTTCACCTAATAATGGTTTGAATATTAATACAACAATATCAGCATCTCTTTATTTTGGAGATGGTGGTGGATTGTTTAACATCCCTGCAAATGCATTAACAGACCTTAAGTTAGATAAATTAGTTTCTGGTTCTGCAACAGCATCTATTTCACCTATTGATGGATTTAGAACAAATATATTTGCAGCAATTACCGGTGGTATTTATGTAACTGGTGGGAATTTTGTAGCAGCATCCGGTTCTACATATGTAGGAGATGGAAGTGGATTGACAAATATTAATATTGCAAACTTAGCATTTGAAACATCAATATTAAAATCAGGATCATTTACAGCATCTGTTTCTCCTAATAATGGATTTGTTACAAACGCATCTGCAAGTATTTACGGTAACTTATATGTTGATAAAGGAATTACTAGTTCATTTATATATTCTCCATATTTTACTGGTTCATTCAATGGCACATATACATTTAGAGGAACTGGGCCAACCGCATCTGCTGAATATGATATTTTAAGATATGATGAAGCTAGGGGATATTATATTCCTCAACCTGAATATTCAAATGTGGAAACTGTTGGATTTAGTAATGTAAACATTTTAACAATTGTTCACAACTTAGGAGTTTTATATCCGGTTGTTCAGGTTTATCAAACTGGTTCACAACAACAAATTCTACCAGCAACTATTGAATCAATTGACTTAAACACTATAAAAATTACATTTAGTGGAACTGAAAGTGGACAAGTAGTAATTGGTAGTGGGGGTAGTGTAATTAGTGGTACAATACAAGGTAATAGAGTAGTAGGAACTGTTAATTCCGCATCTTACGCAGTATATGCTGAAAATGCAGGAACGGCATCTACTTTACTTGGTTTAACAAATGAAAATGTACAACAATTATTGTCAGCATCATTACAGCCTGGCAATTACGTTTTATCATCTCAAACTGCATCGATGAGAGTATTAAGCTCATCTTACGCAGCAACTGCATCTTACGCATTAAATGCAAATATTGATACAACATTATTTGTATTAAATTCACAAACAGCTTCAATGTTTGTAGGTACAGCATCTTTAGCATACCAAGCGATATCAGCATCATTCTCTGCCAATGGCGGTGGCGGTGGTGGTTTTGTTGATACGGCTAGTTTTGTATTAAATTCACAAACAGCTTCAATGCGTGTATTAAGTGCATCATATGCTATAACAGCATCTTACGCAGCTTACGCAGCAAATGCTTCAAACGTAGACACAACAGCATTTATTAATAAGTACTTAGATAGTACTATGTTCGCAAACTTTGTTGTAACAGGAAGTTTTGGTGCTAGTGGTAGTGTTTATGTAAATAATTTATATACATCCTCTTTATCATCTTATGTATTAACTTGGAATACAACAACTCATCAATTAGAAGCTAGAGACGTAGCTGGAGCAAGTGGTACATCCGGAACATCTGGCACATCGGGAACATCTGGGTCATCTGGTACATCTGGTTCATCTGGAAGTAGTGGTACTGATGGTTCTGGTGGTACATCTGGTACTAGTGGTACATCTGGTAGTGATGGTACATCTGGAAGTAGTGGTACGGATGGCTCAGCTGGTACATCGGGAACATCTGGTACATCTGGAACATCGGGTTCGTCTGGTTCAAGCGGTTCATCTGGTAGTGATGGTTCATCTGGTTCAAGCGGAAGTAGTGGAACATCAGGAACATCTGGTACATCTGGGTCATCTGGTACATCTGGTTCATCTGGAAGTAGTGGTAGTAGTGGAACAAGTGGTTCATCTGGAAGTAGTGGTTCTGCTGGTACATCGGGAACATCTGGTTCTACGGGTTCGGCTGGAAGTAGTGGTACATCAGGAACATCTGGTACATCTGGAAGTAGCGGTTCATCTGGAACATCTGGAACATCTGGCACAAGCGGCTCATCGGGAACATCTGGTACAAGTGGTACATCGGGAACATCTGGTACAAGCGGAAGTAGTGGTTCATCGGGATATGATGGTTCATCCGGTAGTAGTGGTTCATCTGGTTCATCTGGAAGTAGTGGAACATCCGGTACATCTGGTACATCGGGAACATCTGGTACATCTGGAAGTAGTGGTGAATCTGGAACGGATGGTTCGGCTGGTTCATCTGGTACAAGTGGTGAATCAGGAACATCTGGTACATCTGGAAGTAGTGGTACATCTGGAAGTAGTGGTACATCTGGAAGTAGTGGTTCATCGGGAACAACTGGTTCAGCTGGTACATCTGGCTCATCTGGAACATCTGGAACAAGCGGTTCATCTGGAAGTAGTGGTTCATCGGGAACATCTGGAACATCTGGAACATCTGGTTCAACAGGTTCGGCTGGTTCATCTGGGTCATCTGGAACATCTGGAAGTAGTGGAACGCGTGGTACATCTGGAAGTAGTGGTACATCAGGTTCAACTGGTTCGGCTGGTACATCTGGTACAAGTGGTTCATCTGGTTCGGCTGGCTCATCGGGAACATCTGGAAGTAGTGGTACATCAGGAACATCTGGTAGTAGTGGTTCGTCTGGTTCTACTGGTAGTGATGGTACATCTGGAAGTAGTGGTTCATCTGGTTTAGACGGAACATCTGGTACAAGCGGAAGTAGTGGTAGTAGTGGAACATCAGGTACATCAGGTAAAAGTGGTACGGATGGCACATCTGGTTCGTCTGGGTCATCTGGTTCGTCTGGTTCGTCTGGATTAAGTGGAACATCTGGTACATCAGGTAAAAGTGGTACGGATGGTACAAGCGGCTCATCTGGAACATCTGGTAAAGCTGGTTCATCGGGAACATCTGGTAGTAGTGGTTCATCTGGTACATCAGGTAAAAGTGGTTCATCGGGAACATCTGGTTCGTCTGGATTAAGTGGTACTGATGGTACATCTGGAAGTAGTGGTTCATCTGGAAGTAGTGGCAGTAGTGGTACTGACGGTTCGGCTGGAACATCTGGCTCAAGTGGTACTGATGGTTCAGCTGGTACAAGTGGTTCATCTGGTACAAGCGGTTCATCTGGTTCAGCTGGAAGTAGTGGTAGCAGTGGTACTGATGGTTCTGCAGGAACAAGCGCTACAAGCGGTTCATCTGGTTCATCTGGAAGTAGTGGTAGTGATGGTACATCTGGCACAAGTGGTTCATCTGGAAGTAGTGGTACTGATGGTTCAGCTGGAACATCTGGAAGTAGTGGAGAAAATGGAACATCAGGAACATCTGGCACAAGCGGTACATCTGGTACATCAGGAACATCTGGAGAAAGTGGTACTGATGGTTCATCTGGAAGTAGTGGTATTTCTTGTTTAACATATCTTTTATCTAATGAGGATCCTGATAATCCTGCAGTGTTCGATTGGACACGATGTGATTTTACATCAGGAGACCAAATAACAATAAACCCTGGTGACCCGAATGTAGAAATTTGTGCAATTGGAGAATCTGTTGTATTAGCAAATCCACCATACGGAACAATAAATTTAGTAGGTGCATGTCATGGTACATCTGGTGTTGATGGTTTACCTGGATATACTCCTGAATTTGGAGTAGATTACTTTAATGGTACGGATGGTTCATCTGGTTCATCTGGTTTAAATGGATTAGCTGGTACATCTGGTACATCTGGTACATCGGGCAGTAGTGGAAGTAGTGGTTCATCGGGAACATCTGGTACAAGAGGTACAAGCGGCTCATCTGGTACGAGTGGTTCATCAGGATTAAGTGGAACATCTGGAAGTAGTGGTACATCTGGCACATCAGGTATATCTGGTTCAGCTGGTACATCTGGAACATCTGGAAGTAGTGGTGAAAATGGTTCATCGGGAACATCTGGTAGTAGTGGTTCATCTGGTACATCAGGAATAAGTGGTACAGCTGGAAGTAGTGGTACATCTGGTAGTGGTGGTAAAGATGGTACATCTGGAAGTAGTGGAGCAGACGGTACATCTGGAACATCTGGTACATCTGGTTCTTCTGGATATTCTGGAACGGATGGTTCAGCTGGTACATCTGGTACATCTGGAAGTAGTGGAATAAGTGGTTCATCAGGAACATCAGGAACATCCGGAACAAGTGGAAGTAGTGGTTCATCGGGAACATCTGGTATTAGTGGAGCTGGTTCAACATCTGGAACTTCGGGAACATCTGGAACATCGGGACAAAGTGGTTCGTCTGGAACAAGCGGTACATCTGGAGAAAGTGGTTCGGCTGGTACAAGCGGAACATCTGGTGTAAGTGGTAAAGACGGTAAAGATGGTACATTTGTTGGAAGTAGTGGTTCGTCTGGAACATCAGGAACATCTGGTTCGTCTGGTACAAGCGGAACATCTGGGTCATCTGGTTCATCGGGAACATCTGGTATTAGTGGAGCAAGTACAACATCAGGAACATCTGGTTCATCTGGTACATCCGGGCAAAGTGGTACATCTGGTTCATCAGGAACATCTGGCACAAGCGGCATTAGCGGTACGGATGGTACTTACTTTGGTACAAGCGGAACATCAGGAACATCTGGTACATCTGGTTCATCTGGTGAAAGTGGCTCTGCTGGTACATCTGGAACTTCGGGAACATCTGGAGCAAGTGGTAAAGATGGTACTTATTTTGGTTCAGCTGGTACAAGCGGTACAAGCGGTACAAGCGGTACATCTGGAGAAAGTGGTACATCTGGCATATCCGGCTCATCAGGAACATCTGGTGTAAGTGGTACGGATGGTACATTCTTTGGTACATCCGGAACTTCGGGAGTAAGCGGTTCATCTGGAACATCTGGTATTAGTGGAGTAGCATCAACATCTGGTTCATCAGGAACATCTGGTACATCTGGAGCAAGTGGTAAAGATGGAACATTCTTTGGCTCATCAGGAACGTCTGGAGTTAGTGGTTCGGCTGGTACATCTGGTACATCTGGTATTAGTGGAGCTGGTGCAACGTCTGGTTCATCTGGTACATCTGGAAGTAGTGGTAAAGACGGAACTTACTTTGGAAGTAGTGGTACATCTGGAGTTAGCGGTTCATCTGGTACATCGGGTCTTAGTGGAGCTGGTGCAACATCTGGGACATCGGGAACATCCGGTGTAAGTGGTAAAGACGGTACTTATTTTGGAAGTAGTGGAACATCTGGAGTTAGCGGAACATCTGGTACATCAGGTCTTAGTGGTGTAACCGCAACCGCCGGTACATCTGGAACATCTGGGTCATCTGGTACATCTGGTATTAGTGGTTTAAATGGTACATATTTTGGAAGTAGTGGAACATCGGGCACATCGGGTCTTAGTGGTGCAACGGCAACAGCAGGTTCATCCGGCACATCTGGGTCATCTGGTACAAGCGGTATTAGTGGAACTGATGGTACTTATTTTGGTACAAGCGGAACATCAGGAGTAAGTGGAACATCTGGTACATCATTCTATGGTGTAACATCTGGAACGTCTGGAGTATCTGGAACATCTGGTACATCCTTTTACGGAGTAACATCTGGTACGCGTGGTTCTGCTGGTACATCTGGAACTTCTGGGTTTTTAACTTTAACCGGTACAACTGATAATGGTATATTAACATTAAATGGTGCACAACCAAATGCAAGTGTTGAAGCTAATTTAACATTTGATGGTAGCTTGTTGACAGTAGCTGGAGCAGTATCACCAACAACATATAGAGAAACATATTCTGATTTAGGAACTGGTGGAGCAACATTCTCAATCGATTTAAGTACAGCAAACAATTTTAAGAAAACTGTAAACGCAAATGGAACGGTTACAATAACAAATCCACCAGCTGGAAAAGCATTTGGATTTACACTAGCATTAACAAATGGTGGTGGATATACAATAGCTTGGACTAGTGTTAAATGGGCTGGTGGAGCACAACCAACTCTAACAACATCTGGTACGGATATTATTGTAATATATACTTATGATGGAGGCAGTACCTATTATGGTTTCTTAGCCGGAAAAAATATGATATAATAAGTTATGGGAATAGCAAGAAGATTAATACCTAGCGGAATGGCAGAACCTTTCAAATTTACAATAGCAGTTGGTGCTGGTGGTTTATTTACTTTACCATTGAATGATTATAATGGATTAACTCCAAACTTTAGTGTAAGTTGGGGCGATGCTACGTCAAATAGTATAACAGCATATAATGATACTAATAGAGCACACACATATACATCAGCTGGTACATATCAAATAGAAATAACTGGATTCATGCCATCATTTGCAGTTGATAATAAAGCAGCAATAAAAAGTTTGATTACATCTGTTGATGCATGGGGGACTGTTGGTTTAAGAGTTATCAATTTTTATGGTTGTAATAATATTAGTACTCTACCAACTGATTATATTGGATTAGCTGATGTTGAGATATTTTCAAATTTTATGCGTTCAACTGCTATAACAACAATTCCTTCAACAATATTTTCAAATTCAACACAAGCATTATCTTTTACGGATATTTTTTCATTTACAGCCATAACAAGTATACCATCTGGGTTGTTTACTAATAATGTTAATGCTACTGATTTTGGTGCTGCATTTAGTACATGTCTTTCTTTAGCAACATACCCATCTAATTTATTTGATACTAATATAAATGTATCTGGTTTTGCTGGTACATTTAAATTATGCAAATTATTAACATCACCATTACAATTTACATATAATACTGCTGTAACTGATTTTTCTAATTTATATTTTCAAAACACAACAACAAATAGTATGTCTGGTACGGCACCATCACTTTGGACTAGAGTTCCTCAACCATATGGAGTGGGTGCATTTAAAAATTGTACTGGTTTATCAAATTTCGCATCAATACCTTCAAATTTTAAATAATTATGTATTTAAGAATTATAAACGATACTATAATATATCCATATACAATTCAACAATTAAAGTTAGATAATTCAAATGTAACTTTTCCTGAAAATTTAACTAATGCTGTTTTACTTCAATGGGATATGATTAGTGTTCAACCAACAGTAAAACCAAACGATTATACAAAAAATATTTCCGAAGGAACTCCTGAATTAATAGATGGTACATATAATCAAGTTTGGAATCAATCAAACGCATCTGAAACGGAAATTAATATTCGTATAGAAAATAAATGGATAGAAATCAGAAATTTGAGAGACCAATTACTTTTAGAATCTGATTGGACACAATTAGCAGATTCTCCGCAAATTACAAATAATGACTGGAAAACATACAGACAATATCTTAGAGATATTACCAGTCAAAGTAACCCTTTTGGTATAAGCTGGCCTACAAAACCTTAAAAGGAAATTTATTATATTTATACCTATAACAAAATTACGGATATAAATGAAAATAAATAGTCCCATTTTTTCAGGCTCAATAACGCAAGCAGTTAATGCGTATGCTACATTGAGTGGTTCGTTTACGGGCTCATTTACAGGTTCATTCAAAGGTTCTATTGATGTTCAGCAAGCATCTTTTGATTATTTAACAATTGGTCAAAGATTAATAGTTAGCGGAAGCTTAATTGTTACTGGTTCTGGAAATATAATTGGCCCATTAAATGTAACCGGTTCTACTAATATATTATCTGGCTCGGTGAATGTATTATCTGGCTCGGTAACAATAGAAGGTGTAAGTGTGTTAGATACAGCTTTAGCATATGCTATCGCATTAGGATAAAAATAAAAATAAATGGCAAATACATTTAAAAATAGTATAAGTGGTTCGATTGGTACGGCAAATACAATTGTATATCAAGCACCAGCTGCTACATCAACAACTGTAATTGGGATGAGTGTTGCAAATACTAACCTTAATAATAATATTAATGTTAGTGCAACTTTAACAAGTGCTGGACAAGCTAAGACGGTATATGTAGTTAGAAATACTACTATACCTGTTGGAGGAAGTGTAGTGTTTGTTGGTGGTGACCAAAAAATAGCAATGAGTGCAGGAGATTTTATTTCGGTACAATCTTCAGTAGCTGCATCGGCAGATGTAATTGTTTCGGTTTTAGAAATTAGTTAAAAGTAATAAAATAGATGAATGTTTTAGGCAAAAATCCTAACGGGTTTAATCAGATTAGTCAAAGTGTATTAGCGGTAACGGTAAATGGTATTGACCAAGTAAATGTATCAACATCATCGGTATCAGTTAATACATCGTTAAATGTAATAAACTCAATAACCGCATCTATATTTAGTGGTTCACAATTTAGTGGTTCGTTTAGTGGTTCGTTTACTGGAGATGCTAGTAAGTTATATAATGTAACTCAAATAGCTAGTGGTTCTATCTATGTAAAAGTAAATGAAAATAATGTACTAATAAGTGGTAGTACTCAAATTACTGGTAGTGTAAGAGTAACTGGTAGTGTATATGTAGAAACTGGTTCTTATTTTGTTGGAGATGGTTCTCAATTAAGAAATATTAATGCTGATTCAATTGGCGATATAAATAGAATTAAGTCAGGTTCAGCAATTGCTGTAATATCTCCTGATAAAGGATTGGAGATAAATATAAAAACAACTATAACAGGTTCTTTAATAGTTAGTGGAAGTGAAATAATTACTGGTAGTGTAAACATTTTAGGTAATGAAACTATCAATGGTAATGTAATTGTAAACGGAACGGAAAATATAAATGGTAACTTAAATGTTACTGGAGCTTTACAGGTAACAGCTGGTGAAAATATAACTGGTAGTTTGAATGTAAGTGGTAGTGAAAATTTAATTGGTAACTTAACAATAACTGGTAACGAAAATATAAATGGAAATTTAGTTGTTACTGGTTCTCAAATAATAACACAAAATTTAACTGTAGCTGGTACTATTGTTTCAAATCAAATTGTAACAAACATAGTATCATCATCAGTAGTATATTCATCTGGCTCAAACATATTTGGTAATTCTGTAACAAATATACAACAATTAACTGGTAGTGTAAAAATAACAGGTAGTTTAATTGTTAGTGGTAGTGTTTATGTGGATAGTATCCCATCATCATTATCAAACCAAGTATTAGTAGTTGATACATCAACTGGTCAAATTGGTTCTAGATTTGCAGCAGCAACATCCGGTACATCTGGCACATCGGGAACATCTGGTACTTCAGGAGTAAGTGGTACATCTGGTAGTAGTGGTTCATCGGGAACATCTGGAAGTAGTGGTTCATCTGGTAGTACTGGTACAGCTGGTACAACGGGTTCGGCTGGAACATCTGGAAGTAGTGGAACATCAGGAACATCTGGTACAAGCGGTTCATCCGGAACATCTGGCACATCGGGAACATCTGGTTCATCCGGAACATCTGGTACACGTGGTACATCAGGAACATCTGGAGTAAGTGGTAGTAGTGGTTCGTCTGGAAGTACTGGTTCTGCTGGTACATCTGGTTTGACTGGTACAAGTGGTTCATCTGGTACATCCGGAAGTAGTGGTTCATCTGGTAAAGATGGTTCATCTGGTACATCCGGAAGTAGTGGAAGTAGTGGAACAAGAGGTTCAGCTGGTTCATCGGGATTGACAGGAACAAGTGGTTCATCTGGTGTATCTGGTAGTAGTGGAACATCTGGTAAAGATGGAAGTAGTGGTAAAGATGGTTCATCTGGTACATCTGGTACATCTGGAAGTAGTGGAATAAGTGGTTCAGCCGGAACATCTGGCACAAGTGGAATAAGTGGGTCATCAGGAACATCTGGAACATCTGGTTCATCTGGAAGTAGTGGTTTAACTGGTGGTGGTGGTACATCTGGAATAAGCGGTACAAGCGGTACAAGTGGCACAAGTGGCACAAGTGGAAGTAGTGGTTCGTCTGGTTCATCCGGCTCTACTGGTACGGCTGGTACATCTGGAAGTAGCGGTACATCTGGTACATCAGGAATAAGTGGTTCATCTGGAACAAGTGGGGTTAGTGGTTCATCAGGATTATCTGGAACTGCTGGTTCATCTGGAAGTAGTGGTTCATCGGGAACAACTGGTTCAGCTGGTACATCAGGAACATCTGGGACAAGTGGGTCATCAGGAACAAGTGGATTATCTGGTGCTACTGGTACATCAGGATTATCTGGAACTGCTGGTTCATCTGGTACAAGTGGTACATCGGGAATATCTGGCACAGCTGGAACATCTGGTAAAGATGGAGTAATAGGTTCATCTGGTTCGGCTGGCACATCGGGAACATCTGGCACATCGGGAACATCTGGAAGTAGTGGTTCATCTGGTTCAGCTGGTACATCGGGAACATCTGGTTCATCGGGTTCATCTGGAGCACAAGGTTCATCTGGCTCAGCTGGTACATCGGGTACATCTGGAAGTAGTGGTTCAAGTGGTAGTAGTGGGACTAGTGGAACAAGCGGAAGTAGTGGTTCATCTGGAAGTAGTGGTTCATCTGGAGCACAAGGTTCATCTGGTTCAGCTGGAACATCGGGAACATCTGGCACAAGCGGTTCATCGGGAACGTCTGGTACAAGTGGCTCATCGGGAACATCTGGTATAAGCGGTTCATCAGGAACATCTGGCACAAGCGGTTCATCAGGAACATCTGGAGTAAGTGGAAGTAGTGGTTCATCGGGAACATCGGGAACATCGGGCACATCTGGAAGTAGTGGAACATCTGGTTCATCTGGTACGTCAGGAACAAGAGGTACATCTGGAAGTAGTGGTAGTAGTGGTTCATCTGGTTCATCCGGAAGTAGTGGTGCTACGGGAGCCAGTGGTTCATCTGGAAGTAGTGGTAGTAGTGGCACAAGCGGTACATCAGGAACATCTGGCACAAGCGGTACTTCAGGAACATCTGGAAGTAGTGGTTCATCCGGTTCATCTGGTTCATCGGGAACATCTGGCACAAGCGGTACATCTGGAAGTAGTGGTACATCAGGATCAAGAGGTACATCCGGTTCATCTGGATTGTTATCTTTAAGTGGTGGTACTGATAATGGTGTAATAACACTAAATGGTACTGCACCAAATGCAACCGTTGAAAGTAATTTATTATTTGATGGTACTACATTGACGGTAACTGGAAATAATACTGTTTCTGGAAATAGTGTTATGGGTGGTTTAACGGCAATTGGTAATACAACAATATATAAAGCTGGTGTAAGCGCACCAACAACTGCGGATAATACAAATAATGCACATTTAGTATTAGCTGGAACTAACGCATTAGTAAGATTACAATTAGGTACTCAAAACGTTTCACCATTCGCAGGATGGATTCAAGCATCATATGATAATACAGGTGGAGCAAATGGTGTAGAACCCATAACATTAAATCCTTTAGGTGGTAATATTAATATCAATGGTAGTACATATTATCTTAGTAATGCTACATCAAACTTAAACGCATTAACATTAGCTGGTACTTTAAATGGTACAAACGCTGTGTTTTCATCAAATGTATCAGCAACAAATTTTTATGATGGTACTGGTACATTTAACGTAAATTTAGGTAATGGCGGTTCTGAAGGTAGAGGTATTGTAGCTGGTTATAGTGGTGGTTCTTATGGAGGATTAGGATACAACGTTAGACATACAACAACAGGTGGTAGCTGGAGAGCACCATTAGCAGACACATCAACTTATTTATTATTTAATAGTGGATTTACTTTCTATAATGATGCAGGTACAACATTAAATAGATTTGCATCATATACTCAAATAGGTAGATTGGATGGTAGTGGTAACTTTACTATTCCTGGTAACTCACAAGTAGGAACTTCATATGTAGGTAACGCAACAACTTATTATGTTAATTCAGGTACATCCTATTTAAACAATTTAAGTTTAGCTGGAAACTTAGTAGCAGCTGGTGGTATGTATTCATCTGGTGTTTACAACTACGCATTCTTACAAGTAACTGATACTAATAATTTCTGGATTACACCGGGAGCTAATAACTGGGGTTTATATTTTGAAACTACGGCTGGTGGATTATTGGGTGGTAGTGGTGATTCTAATAGATTAGGTTTTGTTGGTAGTGGTGTTGCTAGATTCTATGTAGATTTAAATAATGGAACTGGTTGGTTTGGAGGAAATTTAACAGCAGGTACGATTTATACTGGTGGTGGTTCTACATATTATATTAATGCAGGTACATCTTATTTAAACTCATTAACATTAGCTGGTAACTTAACTGCTAATACTGGAACTGTAATTGGAAATGTACTTTCATTTGGTAATAATAATTCACCTTTAGTTTATTGTGGCTTTAGTGGAGGTTATTTATATAATGGATTTGCATATTCATCGGTTTGGTCTAATTTAAGACATGGTGATTTAATAACGTATGAAACATCGGCAAATAATTCATCTTGGACATCACAAACTATTACCGATACAATTAGAAATACATTTTTAGGAGAAAAAGCTATATCTTCTTATAGTGGTGGTGGATTTACTATTGATGCTAGTGGTGGCGGTAGAGGTCAAAGATTTACATTTAGTATAGGATATAAAAACTTTGATATGTTCCATGTGGTAGGTAGTACCAATGGAGCAAATATTACAATTACAGTAGAAACATCAACAAATGGAGGAAGTAGTTGGAGTACTGCATTCAGTCACAACTGGAGTAGCTGGCCTGGTAACTTTACTAAATTCTATTCTTTATTTGATTCTGCTATCAATAGAATAAGGGTATCATTCTACAATACGGGTGGTAGTGGAAATGCTGGATCTGTAGCTGCACTTGCATACTATGGTGGATATAGTGGATATAATCAACCATACCATCAAGCGGTTTATGATTACGATTATTATAGAGCATACATTAGTAGAGATACTACAATTGGTGGAAACTTAACTGCAAACACTGTATATGTTGGAGGAGCAACAACTTATTATGTAAACGCGACAACATCAAACTTAAGAGGTTTGATAGCTGGTGGTGTTGATAATGGGTCTGTAATTTTCTATCGTTCATCAAATCCATATTCAATTGGAGGTACTGATGCGGTATTGACTGTTTCTGATAGAAGTGGAGCAGACTGGGGTATTTTTGTTGACAAGACTGGATTTGATTATGGTATTTATACAACTATATCATCCGGTGGTTCTTATGGATTTGCGGTTAATGATGGTAGTGGTTGGGTATGGAGAGTAAATGGAGCAGGTAATCAATTCTTTACTAATTATCTATCTGGTAATGGTAAGCAAGCACTTGATACAACAGATAGTTATTTAAGATTAAATCAATCTAATGCATTTACTAATGGTACTTATACTCCATATAACTTTAGAGCAGATGGTAATCTTTATGTAGGTGGTACAACTTATTACATTAGTAGTGGTGGACAAGCTAACTTAAGTTCAGCATATATTGGAGCACATTTATTTGACGCATTCAATACGGCAAATATTAGAATTAGAACATCTGGAAATAGTGATGGTGGTATCGTAGTACAAAATAGTTCTGGTGGCTTCAAATTCCAATTATATGGTGATAATAGTAGTAACTATGGTTTTTTAAATGGTACATGGGCAAGCTGGGATTTGAGAAAAAATCTGAGTGATGGTAACTTGTATATGAATAATAATAGTAGTTATTACTTGAATACAAATGGTACAAGTGTTTTAAATATATTAAGAACTAATCAAGTATCAACTCCATATCATAGTTTAACATCTACATTTAACGCACTTAACTATTCAACTGGAAACGGATATTTAATTACTACGAATATTGATTATGGTACTTTCAATATGCCAACTGTAATTATTGAGGGTTATGCATATGGAAATGCACAATCAATTAATTTACAAATTGTTTGGTACGCATATGGTGGTAGTTGGACGAATCATTCATATATAAATAACGGTGATTGGGATCCTGGTACTGTAAGAATTGGTAGAAATGGGGCTGGTAAGGTGTGTATTCATCTATCATCAAACATCTATTATGGTAGATTTAACGTAAGATGTATATATGACCAAGGCTCAGGATATTTGGAAAGTTGGGCTATTACAGATGCAACTTATACTGGTTTAAGTATAATAACAACTGTTCCAAAAAATTCATTAAATACATCAATTACTGGTAACGCAACATCTGAAACTTTAGCTACTGTAACATCAAGAGGTAATGTTGCTAGTGGTGATTTAATTACTCCAAATTCATCTTATCATTTTAGAGCAAGATATGTAGATAACTCTGGTATTTATAATGCATCTCTTAATTGGTACGGTTTACAATTAGGTAATAATGGTGCAAACTATATAGTAGCAGGTAGAACTAATACAAATGGTTGGTTAGATTTCTATGTTAATAATACATCAGATTTCCCTTCTATAAACGGACAGCACGCTGTAAGAATTGATTCGGACAGACGATTATATTCATATGTTGATACTCGTTCACCTATATTCTATGATTATGATAATGCATATTATAAGTGGGATGGCAATGGTACATCAATAGGATATTTAATACAAGCTGAAGCTTACTTTAGACAAAATAACGATGGTGGTACATTCTTAGTATCCGATAACTCTGAAGCAAATAACTGGTTATTCCAAGAAAATGCTAGAGGCTGGGGTATATTTTATTTCAACAAAGGTTCTCAATCTGGACAAACTTATGGTGCATACACTATGGTTGGTGCAGAAACTGTATTTGTTGGGCAAGGTTCTGGACCTGCAATGCCAGGTTGGGTTGGGTATAATGGTAGTAGTAAAGTAAATGCAATAATATCGCACTATAATGGTTCATTCTGGACATATGGTAGACAATATTCAGCAGACAGCATGCAGGCACCTGCATTTTATGGTACATCTAGTACTGGATACTATTCAGTTCCTGATGGTACTTCTAACTTGGTTGGAATGTATGCAAACTATTATAGAGGTAATACAAACGCCGGTGGTACTGGTAACGCATCGTATCATCCATCTGGTATTTATTCATTAGGATATAACTGGTTGTATGGTGGTATTAATGCTGGTGGTAGTGATGTTGTAAGTGTAAACAATCTTACGGTTGGATATTCTGGTTGGTTCAACTCTAATAATAATAACTCATCAAGAGATGGTGGTATTACATTGTGGAGTACTGGTAACACTACTACATCTTGGATGGGATTCAAATATGGTGCAAACATTGGATATGGTACGCATGGTTATCAATCCGATAACTATGGTACTTGGTTTATAATGGATACATCTGGTAGAGCTTGGGTATTCAGAAATATGAGTACCAATACGAATGTGGCATCTATTAATAACTATGGTGATTTCTATACAAATGGTGTTCATAATGGTAGTACTTTAATTGCTCGTAGTTCTGTAAACTCAGATTACTACTATGATTATGGTGGAACATTCGCATTCAGAATTAATAGTGGAACTGGTAACACTAGAAGTATTGATTTGGGTAATAGTGGAACTGACCCATCTGCAGTAGGTTCTCAAACTGGTATTACATCTGGTACTAGAAGTGATGCTCAACCTTACTATATGATATTTGTAAGAGGACCATACAACAATGGTTACTCAACACATACTCGTTTAGTATTAGGATGGCACACTGGGGTTGAAATTGGTGGTAGATGGGATTATGGTGGAACTAGATTCTATAATAATGACCCTTATCACGGTTCTGAAATTATGTCTGTTGGTGCTGGTGACCAAAATATTAGAATTTCTAATACTCTATACGTTCCGTATATTGTAGATAGAGATAATGGTGGATATTATATTGATATGAATGGTTCATCTTATATGAATACATTAACGATGGCCAATACAATATATTCTAATAACTGGTTTAGAAGTTATGGTGGTACTGGATGGTATAATGAATCTTATGGTGGTGGTTGGTTTATGCAGGATTCTACTTGGTTAAGAACATATAATGGTAAAAACATTTATTGTGATTCATATATTAGAGCACAAGGTTCATTTAGAGTAGGTAGTGAATATTCTATTTGGGGAAACTATGGTTCATATAGCTCCTATATTAGTAGATTGGCATTTGTATCATTTGACTGGAACGCAACATATGATACATTTAATAATCACGGATATGCATCGCAAGATTATAACGCTAACTGGGCTGATTCAGTTTCATTAAACTCATTCAATGATATTACATTGAGAGTTGATGCGAATAACAATAACACTTATTCGTATTTGAGATTGATGGATAACTCAACTGGTGATAACACATTCACTTACATGAGTGGTGAGAATGGTAACCCAATTGCATATTTCTACAATAGAATGTATTCTGGTACTATGTATAATAGATACGATGGTTCTAAATACTTAGACCGTTATACTGGAGATTATACATCTTGGTATATGGGTGGTTCTAATAATGGATATTCTGGATGGAGAGTTGATGGTAGTATGGCATTGATGATACATACTGCTGGTGCTGGTGCACCTTGTGGATTCTGGCATCCTTCATATGGTTGGTCATTCTTATCATATTGTAATGGTAACGTTTATTTAGCATACGCAGCTGGTTGGAGAGCATATACTACTGATTGGGGATTCTATATTAGTGGTGATTTGAGAGCAAGTGGTAACGTAATTGCATACTATTCTGATATTAGACTTAAAGAAAATATAGAAACAATTCCTAACGCTTTAGAAAAAATCCAAAAGCTTAGAGGTGTTACTTATGATTGGAATAATGAAAAGGTAAACATTAATAGTAAGCGTGCTGGAACTAGAGATATTGGATTGATTGCACAGGAAGTTGAAGAAATAGAACCATTATTAACAACGGAATACCAAACTCAACTTACACATCAAGATTCTAAAAACGCAATGGATGCGGTTGATTTTGTTCCTGAAATGTCTCCAATGTATAAGACTATCAAATACGATAAGATTACCGCACTATTGGTAGAGGCAGTTAAAGAATTAAAAGCAGAATTGGACGAAGCAAGAGCTGAAATCAAAGAATTGAAAAATAAAAAGTAACATATTTATATAAAATAACAAAACTATGGCATTCGAATACAAATGGTCATTAACAGGACTTAGAAAGCAAAATACATCTGATAAATCAGATGTTATTGTTGGTACACAATGGAAACTTGAAGCTACTGATGAAGAAGGATATGTGGCTACATTTACTGGAGGAACTCCATTTGAAATATCTGATTTAAACGAAGATGGATTCATCGATTACAAAGATTTATCTGAAGATTTAATATTGGGTTGGGTTAAAACATATGTAAGTGGTTCGGAATCACCGAATCCTCATTATTGGCAACATATAAATGAGCAATTAAATAAACACATTGATTCACATAAATGGGAAAAGCAAGAAGTTGGTCCTAAAAATTTCCCTTGGTCTGAAGCATCTGGTAGTAATATACCTGACGCACCTCCTGTATAATATACCAAAAATATATTATTTTGAATGTCCAAAGTATAGTTTAATAAAATAAATTATGTTTTGGACATTTTCTTTATATTTATATAGGTAATATTGTACATACTCAATATTAGCATTTTAAAACATAATAATCGGAGAAATAACATGGCAGAAAGAATTGTATCCCCTGGTGTATTTACTAGAGAAAACGATTTATCATTCCTTTCTCAAGGAATCGGTGAAATCGGAGCAGCATTTATAGGACCTCTAAAAGAAGGACCTGCATTTGTACCTACAATCGTAACAACTCAATCAGAATTTGAGGAAAAGTTCGGTAAAGTAGACGGAACATATTATACTGAATACGCAGTACAAAATTATTTAAGAGAAGCTGGACAAGCTACTATCGTAAGAGTTGCAGGTATCGGAGGATACTACCAAGCAGCACCATTAGCAATAGTTGCTGGTGGTAAAATAGCTGGTGTATTATACTCAACTTCAAACGGATTCCAAAACTATGGTTTTACTGGAGGAAGTGCAACCGGTACATCTGGTTCATTTGTAATTACTGGAGCAACCGGTAGTGCAACGAATGTATCAGCATCAACAGTAACATCAGCTACAAATGATTTATCAGATGTATTTGGTGAATCTCCACTTGGACCAAAAGAAGCATACACTTATGTTTACTTTGAAAATGCAGCAAATGGTTTACCAACAGCTAGTATATCTAGTATTGTATTACCTACACAGGATTATACATTTGATGCACAGCCTGCACAAACTCCAATGGTTACCTCTCAATTGATTAGTGGTGTAAGATATGACCTTTTCAAATTTGTAACTTTAGGTGATGGTGCAAATTATAATACTAAATTTAAAGTTGGTATTTCTAATGTAAAGGCAGCTGGTGAAGATGGTGGTACTGATTATTCAACTTTTACTGTAACTATTAGAAGTTATTCTGATATTGATAAGAGAAAGAGTGTTGTTGAAACATTTAACAATGTAAACTTAGACCCTGCTTCTCCAAACTTTATAGCTAGAAGAATGGGTGATTCTTATATTACAATTGATTCTGCTGGCAAAATCACACAAAATGGTGATTACGCTAATAAATCAAAATATGTAAGAGTTGAAGTAGCAATAGCTGGTTCATATCCTATATCAGCAGCACCATTCGGACATGCAGCATATATAAATCCAATTGAAACAGCAGCTGGCGATGTAACTAAAGTACCTGCGGTTGTATATCAAACAGGTTCAGCAGCTAACACAGCCGGTTCTCCAATCTATTATAGTGGATTTGATTTTGAAGGTGAGGGTGTATCAATTGATAACGCTCAATATTTAAAACCAATTCCTGATGGAGCATTATCAGGTTCAAACGCTGTTTTCGGATTTGATTCTCAATTATCATACCAAATGACTGGTTCAAAGGCAGTTGATATGGTTAAGAGACAATTTGTATTAGCATTCCAATATGGATTTGATGGTATCAATCCAATCACACCAATAGCTAAAGCTGGTGATGCAAATTGGAGCAATGCAAATCAGCAAGGATTCAATTGTTCAACTTCAGCAGCATCTGGTTCAGTAGCATATACAAAAGCAATTAACGCAATTTCTAATCCTGATGAGTGGGATATCAATATGGTGGTAACACCTGGTCTAAACTACCAAAGCCATCCAGCAGCTGTTCAAGCAGTTATTGATATGGTTGAAGATAGACAAGATGCATTCTACATAGCTGAATTTTCTGATTATGATGCAACAATTGCAGATGTAACTGAAAAAGCGCAAGGAGTAGATTCAAATTATGTTGGTACTTATTATCCTTGGATTAAAACAATTGATACAAATACAAACAAATTAACAATAGTTCCTCCATCAGTATTATTACCAGCGGTTTACGCAAGTAATGATAGATTGGCGGCAGAGTGGTTCGCACCGGCTGGTTTGAATAGAGGTGGTATCACTGGAGCAGTTAGTGTATTGAATAGATTAACACATGCAGAGAGAGACACTCTATATGAGAACAAAGTAAACCCAATCGCAGCATTCCCTGGACAAGGTATTGTAGCATTCGGACAGAAGACATTGCAAGATAAGGCTTCGGCATTAGATAGAATCAATGTAAGAAGATTACTTATCACAATGAAGAAGTTCATCGCTTCAACATCTCGTTACTTAGTGTTTGAACAAAATACATCTACAACTAGAACTCGTTTCTTAAACACTGTAAACCCTTATTTAGAGGCTATCCAACAAAGACAAGGTTTATACGCATTCAAAGTTGTAATGGATGAAACTAACAACACACCGGATGTAATCGATAGAAATGTATTAGCAGGACAAGTGTTCTTACAACCGGCAAAGACAGCTGAATTCATCGTAATTGATTTCAACATCTTACCAACGGGAGCATCTTTCAACGCATAATTTGAAAATAAAGGAATTGGATATTTATTAATATAAAATAAACGGAACAAAAATGGCAGAAATATTAGAATTTGATAAGATGTTCTATACGAACTTCGAACCTAAAATGAAGAACAGATACATCATGGAAATTGATGGTATTCAATCATATTTAGTAAAAGCTGGTAACAGACCTCAAATTAACTTTGAGAAAGTAACCTTAGACCATATCAACGTTAAAAGACAGTTGAAAGGTAAAGGTGAGTGGCAAGATTTAGAAATCACTCTTTATGACCCAATCGTTCCATCTGGAGCACAAGCGGTAATGGAGTGGGTGAGATTATCACATGAATCTATTACTGGTAGAGATGGATACGCTGATTTCTACAAAAAGGATATCGATATCTATATGTTAGGACCGGTTGGTGATAAAATCGAACAATGGAAACTTAAAGGAGCTTTCATTCTTCAGGCTAACTTTGGTGATTTAGATTTCACTTCAAACGAAGTAGCAACTATCACTTTAACATTAGCTTATGATTACGCTATCTTAGAATACTAATCTAAAAATAATAAAAACAATCAGGGGATATCAAAATATCCCCTTTTTTGTGCTTTCTAATTTTTTAAAAACTATGTATTTATATATACAAACTTAAAACAAGTAAAGTTATGACAGACAAAGTATATGATTTTCCAACGGAAGTATTAGACCTTCCATCTCAAGGTAAAGTATATCCACCAGAACATCCATTATCATCTGGGCAAATTAGAATTAAATTAATGACTGCAAAGGAGGAAGATATTCTTTCTTCATCTAATCTTATTAAAAAAGGATTAGCAATTGATACATTATTTGAATCTATTATAGTAGATGGTATAAAATCGGATGATATTATTATTGGTGATAAAAACGCTATCCTTTTAGCAACTAGATTATTAGGATATGGTGCAGAATATAATTTACAATTCTTTTCATCTAAAAAAGGTGAAACAATTAATGTAAATTTTGATTTATCTACAATCCAAACTAAAGAAGTTGATTTTTCAATATTCAAAAACAAAAATGAATTTGATTATACAACACCAAGTGGTACTAAATTAACATTTAAGATATTAACACATGGTGATGAAAGATTAATTGATAAAGATGTAGAAGCTCTTAAAAAAATAAATAAAGATGTATCATCTGAGATTAGTACTAGATTAAGATATATGATTAAATCAGTTGATGGTAAGAATGATTTAGCAACTATTAACAAATTTGTAAACAATATGTTAGCTAAAGATAGTAGAGCATTAAGAGAGCATATTAAGAGTATGTCACCTGATATGAATATGAAATTTGAATATACTCACGAAGATGGTGAGGTGGAGGAGGCACCTATTGCATTAGGAGTTGGGTTTTTTTGGCCTTCCTACCAATCATAGTATAAACCTTCATTCGCAGATTTTTGATATGGTTAATTATGGTAATGGATTTACTATGATGGAATTGTATCAAATGCCAACCAGACTAAGGTTATTTTATTATAATAAACTGGTGGACTCTAAGAAAAAAGAGAATGAGCAAGTAAAATCATCACAAAGACAATCAAAAGTTAGGATAAAGAGATAATTTCTCCAAATCCTAACTTTTTCTTTTATAAGATATTTATTATCGTATAAGTAAACAAATTCAAATATGAAAAAATACAAATTATCAGAATCTAAAATTAATGAATTTTGGGATTTATTTTTTAAAAAGAAAAAAACGCCATATGAAATTCAAAAAATAGTAGATAATGACCCTATATTAAAGAAATTACAAGCCGATTATGATAAACTTGATTCAAAGGCATCGGATGGATTAAAAACTATAAAAAGACAAGATCCTGATATTTTTAATACATTAGTTAAAATGGGACTAGCTCCAAAAGATATATAATCCATTTAAAAAATAATTAATGGCAGATTCCAAAAATAGTAGAGAATTAAACGAATTGCTTAAACAGCAAGGAGAACTTCAAACTCGCTTAAATGAGCAAGTAAAGGCTGCCGCAGTACTTAGTGGTAAGGAAGCTCAAGAAATGGAAAATAAAATAGCTAGTACTAAAATACTTTTGGGATTGACTGAGGAGGAAGCAAAAAAGAGACAAAAAGCATTAGAACAAAATGAAAAAAGACAAACTAAAATTAATGCATTAAAAGAAAAAGAAAAAACTCATCAAAAAGAATATAATGAATTAATAGATGAATTTGCAACATCTATTTCAAAAATGAATCCTCAATTACAAAAAGCTTTACAAATAAATACTAATAGTGCTGGTACTTTTGGAGAAATCGAAGGTAGAATTTTACAACTTAGAAAAAATGAACTAAACTTATCAGAAGAACAAAAGAAAATAAACGATAGTCAAATAGAAGCATTAAGTGGTTCACGTGATATGCTTATAGATGCAAATGATGAGTATATTAAGCAAATAAATAGTATGCTTGGCATACAAGAGGTAGATAAAAAAAGAATTGAATTTTTAGAAAAAATAAAAGATTTAGGGGAAGCTGATAGAGAATTGGCATTACGAGCATTTGAACAATCTGAAAAAAAAGAACATCAATTAGAACGTTTAAAAGAAATTCAAGAACAAACAAATGAGATAGCTTCAGAATTACCGGAATCATTAACATCAGCCGCAGGAGCAGCAAAAAAATTAATGGGAGCTCTTATAGCAGGTTCTCCTATATTATTATTATTTACGGCAATAGGACTTGCAGTTGAAGATTTTTTAGAATTAGATAAAGCAGCGGGTAAATTTAGAGAGGATACTGGATATACAAAAAAGCAAACATATGAAATAGAACATTCAGCTCATGAAATTGCATTAGAATATGCAAAGATGGGAGTGGATGCAGCTATTGTATATGAAATAACAAATCAACTTAAGAATGAATTTAGTGATATAGCTCAATTTAGTGAAAGTACTTTAGGTGCACTATCAATAATGACAACCAATTTAGGTATATCAGAAGGTGAAGCAGCTAAATTACAAGCCGTATTTGAGCAAGTATCTGGATTATCACAAGAAACAGCAGCTAATGTAGGATTGCAAGTAGCTAGTATGGCAGAGATGGCCGGTGTATCTCCTAAAGAGGTATTAGAAGATATTTCAAAAAGTGCAGGAATTACATCAAAATATTTTCATGGTGATGTTGGTTTGCTTAAAGAGCAAGTAATAAAAGCCCATCAATTAGGACAAGAACTTTCTGATGTTGAAAGGGTTGCTAAGAGTTTATTAAATTTTGAAGAAAACATTGGAGATGAATTAGTAGCAGCAACTTTTGTTGGAGGGCAATTTAATTTATCGCAAGCAAGAGGTTTAGCAGCTGCCGGTAAAATGGTTCAAGCTCAAGACGAGGTATTAAACCAAATTCAAAGAAGTGGAGAATTTTCCAAACAGGATGTATTCACTCAAGAGGCTTTAGCTAAAGCATCTAATATGACTGTTGAAGAGATTAATAAACAATTATCAATTAGAAAACGATTAGGAAACCTTACTACAGAAGAAAAAGAAAAAGCAACAGCTGCTATAAACGCAGGATTAGATATAACGGAATTAAATGATGAGCAGTTAAAACAAAAAACGGAAGAATTTGCATTAAATACACAAATACAATCATCTCAACAACAAATGGGTAATGGATTGAAAGCAATTGGTACTCAAATTGGTTCATTGTTATTAAAACCAATGCAGTTATTAGCAAGTGTATTTGAATTTATAGCACAACATTCATTTGTACTTTACGGACTTATGGGTGCTCTTGGAGTTGGTGCATTTTTCTATGCAAAATCTGTAAAAGAAGCTGCCGCTTCTAAAGCTCTAGAGGCAACGATGCAAAGTGCAATATTGAAATCCCAATATGAACAATTATTAGTATCACAAGAACAAGCAGCTCTTAATGCTGAAAAGGTAGTAGCAGAAGGAATAGTTACAACTGAAAAAGAAGCTGCAGTAATTGCAGATACTGCAGATTTAGGAATGGCAGGACCTAAAATAGCAGCAGCTACTACAGAGGCAGGCATAAAAGAACAAAGTGCAATTGCATCTATTTTTGCTGGAAATGCATGGATGGGTCCTTTGGGTTTATTGGCAATTGGTGGAATACTTGGATACTTAGCATCATCTATGAGTAAAGCGGGAGATGTAATGTCACCAGCTAATGGTAAAACGGTAGTATCAACTAAAGAGGGTGGTTTATTTGAATTATCTGCAAATGATGATTTAGTAGCAGCACCCGGAGCAGCAAATGCATTATCTGGTGGTGGAGGAGGTGGAGTACAAATGAATTTAGCAGCATTATCAGCACCATTAAACTCAATGATTAATGAAATAAAAGCACTTAGAGCAGATTTAAATGCAGGTAAGATATCTGTTTATATGGATGGTTCTAAAGTTACATCCGGAATTACTAAACAGGTTGAAAAGACAAGCAGAAATAGTTTTAATTTAGCGTAAATATAGAATAGCATGCCATCATTAAAAGAATTATTTAAATCTCAAAAGTTAAGCAACGGCCAAACGGCTCAACAAAAGTATGATATTCAAAATAGTAAAGAGAATAAACCTACTTCTGCAAATGCATTAATGACGGCAATATCATTTCCATTACAGCAAATAGCAAGACGAAATTTATCTGCAAAAGGTAGAGAAACTAGATTTGAGGAAGAAATAACCGGATTGAGAATATTAAAAAATGTAGCATCTCCGATTATATATGGTACTGATATTATTAGATTAAAAACTCGTACTACAACGGATTTGGATAATATGAGAGAAGCAGCGAATGGTAGTAATGCTGGTGGTATTCTTAGTGCATTTGCAAATAAGATTAAAAGTTCAGTATCTAATTTTTTAGGATTACCTCAAAGTATAATTCCAACTTTAGTATTTAATGATACTAAAAATAAGCTTACAAAAAAAGGCAAATTTCATATAGGGTTTAATAGAAAGGATAGTAGTGTTTGGAATACAATGACATCTTTAAGTGAAATAAAAGATGATGCGGCAGGTTCTTTATTAGGTAAATTTTTACAACAAAATGCGCAAGGTACACCAAATCAAATGGGTGGCCAAATTTTAGGTGGTGGTATTCAAGCAGCAAAAAGTGCACTTACTAAAAAATTATTTGGAAGTTCTGCAGCTGGTATTGCTGACCCTTTATACAAAAACACACCTACTTTATTTGTAAAGAATAGAAATAAATATGGACAATTAGAATTCAATTCATTGAAGCAAGATTATTCGTTATTTGAATATAAGCACTACGCAAATAATAATGTGTACGGATTTAATTATTCTCAAAAAATATCCCCAAAAAGTGTAGAAGTTGGCGATAGAGATGATTTATCTACAATTCTTACAAACATTGAAAATATATTTCCACAAAAGTTATTACCTAAAAAAATAACTAAAATACAATACCAAAACGATTACACTAATACACCATATTCCAAAGCTAAAAATGGAGTATTGGGCACAGTAAATGAATATGGTGATTACGTAGCAGAAAATTCATTAAATACTAAAAGAGGATTTACATACAATGAATTAATGTATGATGCTAATGGTAACGCAACTGCTATGCCTGGTAATTATGGAGATGCTTTAAATAGCTTAGTTGCTTTTAGTGAAGAAGACGAATTAAAATTAAATGATTATACTAAAAATTTAGATTTTATACCATTAAAATTTTATTCTGTTGCAAAGAAATCCGTTGTTATGTTTAGAGCAACAATAAGTGGATTTAGTGAAACTCTTAGACCTACTTGGGAGCCGGGTAAATTTGTAGGAAACCCATTTAACTATTATACATACAGTGCAATAGAAAGAACGGCAACATTTAAATTTAAAATATATTCATTATCAGCTGGAGAACATATAGCAGCATGGCAAAGAATTAAATTCTTAACATCATTAGTATATCCACAAGGATATAATAGTCCTGCCAAATATGTAGTACCACCATTTATAAAATTTACTTTAGGAGATTTATATCACAAAAAAGAAGGATTTATAGAATCATTAACATATACTGTGGATGATAATTATTCTTGGGAAACGGGCCTTAATGCAATACCTGGCGCTTCTGGAAATGGAGCTATTGGACAAAACGAATTAACAAATTATAAATTACCAATGATTATAGATGTCGATGTATCTATAAAATTTGTAGAATCGGCCGCATCTCATGGTAGTGAAACAAAAGGAAAAGATTCCAAAGGAAACGATATAACTATATTTAATCCAGCAAGTAATTTATATGCATATGGTAAGAAAGCAGATGATGCAAAAAAGAACATAGACAGTGGAGGTAATCCAAAAACAAATACAGCGGCATCTCAACCAAAAGCTAAAGATGGTGCTAAAAAAGAAAATCCTGTTAAAAAAGCAAATACAAAAGTAGATTTTTCAAGAGAATCAAATTTAGCAGCTGGAATGAAAGATGGTAGTGGTAAAAAGGAATATATTTTAGATGGTAAGAAAGTTAGTAAAGAAGAATTGGAAACAGCCGCAGGAATAAAAAAGCAATAGAATATGTCAAGTAGATATCAAAATAATAGAACTAAAAAAACAATTGATGGTAGAGAGGTATATCAATCAAAAATATATGCTAATATTCCATTGAGAGATGATGATATATATGTAGCAACTGAAACTGGTGATAGATTAGATTCACTTGCTTATCAATTCTATGAAGATGCATCTCTTTGGTGGATAATAGCATCTGCAAATAATATACACAATGCTGTATTTGGTTTTGAGGATGGGACAATATTAAGAATACCACAAAACTATTTAGAAATCGTAAATAATTTTAATAGATAATATGTGGCCTAAGCTATCAAATATAGAAGCAAATATCGCTTCCAAAATAAAGAATAGAAATAATGTAGCAGCTAGTACATTGAATTGCTGGGTAAGAGTTATTTCTGGAGCAAATGCTGGATTGATATTTGAATCACATCCCGAATATCCAATATTTTCGCTTGCAGGTGAACCATCAGTATATGGTAATTCAACAACAAGCGGTACTATTGGCACAGATTGGAACGGTAAAATAGTATCTACTAAAGCTGGTAGAGCATTAAGACCAAGACCAATTATAACTGGATTGGAAGTTAAAGAAGGACATGACCAAATATCAAGAGAAGCAACTTTAAAAATAAAATGTTTTACATTAGAACAATTAGAAAAGATTCAAGAATATTTTATGGAACCGGGTTATACATTGTGTATTGAATTTGGATGGAACACTCCAAATGCTGCAGCTGGTATAATAAAAACAAAAGAAATATTATCCGATGGAGTTTCATCAAATTTAAATCAAAATAAATTACATGCTAAACGAATTAAATCAAATGGAGATTATGATTCTTTTTTAGGATTTATAGTTGGTGGTAGTATTAGTAATGAAAGTGAAGCATTTGATGTTGAAATATCTTTAAGAGGGTCTCCATCTTTACCTACATTTATGCAATCTCATAATTTACCATTAGAAAAAAATAATAAAGGAGATATTGATTTACGAATAAATAACACAGGTCCCCACCCATTTCCATCAGCAGACGCGGAAAATGAAAAAGTTAATGTATTAGACCGAAGATTTATTGCAATGTTCAATGCATTGCCAACATTTAGACAAACGGATGATGTTAAAAACATATTAAAAGATGGTATTACTCCGTCGGTTAAATTAAATGAACTTGATTTTATAAATTTTGATAAAGTAGTTAGTAATTCTGTAAATTCATTTGCAGACCCATCTTTTTTTAAAAGATTTCAAAAAGGACAAGGAAAAGAAGTTAATGTTAATGGAACTGCTGGTGATATTCCAATAGAAAAAGATAAACTTTTTTCAAAAAATAGATATATTAGACTTGAATTGGCTGTGGCAATATTAAATAGAATTGGTGTTATTGAAGCATATCAAATAGGAAATGAAAGTATTGATTTACGAATTGATATTTCAAATTCTGTTATTGGTGCTTTTCCAAAAATCTTTTCAGCTAAAGCTGATAAATTACTAATAGCAGGTACACTACCTGATTTTAGTAAATATTTTTTAAAGCTACCAGAGGAAAACCAACAGGCGTTATATGATAGTGAGTTTATTGGACTTGGTGTCCCTTTTGTTGAAACAGACCCACTACCAAATGCCAATGTAAAGGGGTATAGTGAGAATGCTCAACATTGGGGCTATATTAAAAATCTTTATGTAAATTTTGATATGTTTAAAAATAAAATTGAACAAAAAAATAAAAACATAAGAGAAATATTTTTAGATATATTAAATGAAATGTCTGATGCAGTAAATTCATATTGGAATTTTCAAATAGTAGAAATTCAAGATGAAAATGGAAATATAAGTAAAGTAACTGAAATAAACGCATCTACAATTCCTTTATTAAATCCAACTAATATAACAAATCCAATAAAACTTACTCAAATTGAAGATACTAAAACTACTATAAAATTGGGTGTAATAGATGAGCATTGGATAGGTAAGCCACCAACGATAGAACCAATACAAACATTTTATCATAATGGAGCTAATTGTACATTTTTACAATCAACTTTAGAATCATCTATACCAGGTGAAATGACAAGTGCAATAGTTTCTAGAAGATTAAATGTTGTAACAAATCCGGATTCTCCTATAACAGATGTTGGTGGATTTTTTAATGCAAGTGTTGATTTATTTTTAAAAGAAGTAATAGCTAACGGACAGACTAGAAAAGTAACTACTGAAGCAGCGGTTGGTGACAGTACAAACCCACCAGTTAAAAAAACTGAATTAGAAGAACTACAAGAAAACAAGGGAAAGTTAGGTGTAGTTAGAGATACAGATGAATTAGGAAATAAAAAATATACATATAGTAAAACACCAGGACAACCAGATCCACCCAAGGTATCAGATGATGATATACGTGCATATGAAGCATTAGAAACAGCTATAAATGCAAAAAAAGAGCAAACGCAAAAACAGGAAAAAACAACTCTTACACAAAATTTAGATAAACTTGATGTAGTACCAAATCCAAAACAAGCTACACCATTAAAATTAGATAATTCAAGTATTACAGATACAAACAAATTTAAAGAAAATTTTGCAATATATTGCTTTAATGATACTTCATTTTTTGATAAAATTAAAAATAAAAATTTCTTTTTAAGTAAACCAACAGATAATTTAGTAAATAAAAATGGTTCAATAGATAAAAGATTATCGCACCCATTACCTATAAAATATAGTTTTAAAATATTGGGAACAAGCGGATTAAGAAGAGGTGATATGTTTAATATAATTGGTATTCCTACAAAATATGCAAAATATGGATTGTTTCAAATAACTCAAGTTGAACATACAATTGAAAATATGAATTGGTTTACATCAGTAAAAGGAGAATATAGACAAATACAATAATATGAGTATATACAGAGTAGTATATGATAGACTTAATAGAAGTAAAATAAATCAATTTGAAATACCAAATATAGAAACTCATGTGCCAAAGCCAATAGATACTGATTATACAACGGGATATATTACTAGATATTTTATACAAAAATCAAATGATATAAATTCTGTTGTGCGTGAAATATCAAAAACAGGATATCAAGAATTTATAAATAATAGTTTTTATACAATCGTAACATTAGATTGGAAGATAGCAGGTACTGCTGAAGAAATAAAAGAAGGAAATTTAAAATCGGTAAAAAGAGCAGCTAAGGTATTACCAGCTGTTCAACTTTATTTACCATACCTTTTACAATTTTCTAAACAATAATTTGGCAGTTTAAGAAATTATTCGTATATTTACATTATATAATGGGGATGCCATGGACTTGATTGCAATGAGAATGGTAGTACCACACGTAGAGAGATGTGCTAGAGCTCTTTAAATCTGCGCAAACAAACAACTGACGAAATGTCAACTATGACCTTTGATTCTATGATGGAATTCATTGGGGCTTCTGAGTACGCATACGCTGCTTAGTTCATTCCGCATCACTCGTGGAACATTTAAATAGAAGTGAACAAAACGGAGCTCTACCTATCGGCTCCCTAAAACTGATAGGTTGGTGGAAAGCTGTACTAACCATACGGCCCCAATTATTTTGGAAAGTTTGTAAGATTAAACTTTACCTAAACGTGTGATATGCTGGTATTATGATTACTTTGTAAGACAGGGGTTCGATTCCCCTCATCTC